TTCATATTTAGCTACAGCCGTATGATACAATCCGGGATTGGACTTCTTGGCTTTAGCTATGTTTACTTTTGCCATCTCAAAATATCCGGTAGCTTGTTTAAGTGTTTTGCTACCTTCAATATTAGTAAGAAATGTGTTGATGGCATCATCATCTGCAGAACCTACCTTATCGTTACTTGTATCAAACTCATCTTCTGAATACACAAATCCGTGTAATCCAACAAGTTTAAGTATGGCTCTATCTACAGCACGTTTTTCTGCCATTGCATATGGATAAGCAACCTTACTATTTTTAGGACTTGCTTCTCCGTAGGTAATGACTTTCATTTTGTCATTGTGTGCATAGCATTTAACTACTGCAATACCTTGTGCAGAGTTTGTTTCTACTTCAAGTATGTCATCAATCACAACACCTGCTTTAGCTCCAACAAGTTCACAGTATTTGTGCAACATAACTAATGTTGCTTTACCACCACGCTTTAGTTCCCAGAGTGCGTGTTCGGGTTTAAGATCATACTCTTGTAGTATTTTCTTTACTCTTGGTTCAATGTTACCCATCATATTAACCTCCTTTGTTTTCTTTGATGGTTAGGTGTCCTGCTTTTGTTCGTGCTATTTTGATACCACCACCTTCAGCAAGACGACAGTTGGCAGGTATTAGTTCTTTCAATACCTTACCAACTGCTCGGTGTTGATCGTATGGTATTTTCGTTTCACGCCAAGTATGTGCATTAGCTACAAACTCATTGTTCTTCTCCATATCAATACGAATCATATCGTTTACTTTTATATTATCTGTATAATTATTTATTAATTTTTCTGCTTTTATATTCTCTGGTTCTTTGTCATTTAATATATGTTGCTTCCAAAAGGTATCTTCCATTTCGTAAAGCATTTTTATATAATCGTTCTCATATTGAACTTCACACCATTCGTATCTCATATTACCAAAAATTACTGAGAGGTACGCTCTATCCATCATTGCAACTTGCATATAATGTTGTAGCTGAGGCATATATTTTCGTATAACATTTTCTAAAGTGTTGTTGGCATTGGTATGCTTACACTCTAGGACACAGATTTTGTCACTAACATTAACCATTCCATCAAGACTAGCGTGGCGAAATCCATCTGTGAATTCGTGTTGATTACTAGCCGATAATAGTTTATGTCCTGTTTCCTGAGCAAACCATTGCTTGTTTAATTGTTCTGTAACAATGCCGATTTGTACAGGTAACACCCGATCCAAGTTGGCAGGTTCTTGACGCCCTGTCTTTTCTAGCCAGAGTGTGTGCCAATCACCTTCCATAATGCGTATAGCATCTGAACCACCAAGTGTTTTAGGTCGTTCTACTTTTTTCTTTGGTTGCATATTATACTCCTTTCGTATCTATTTTATAGCACTTTTGTACTATGTTTGCAAACTTTTTTGTTTTTAAATATGTATTTTCTATGAACAACATTCCGTGTTCGTATGGTGGTTCATAGATATTTAAAAAGTCTGCAGGTACAGGCAACCTCCTGTACTTGTAAGTCTTAATTAATTCTATTGTGTATTCTTCTATAATACATTGTGGATATTTTGCTAATATGTCTTTGTATATTTTTAAACCAAGTTCATTAGGTACATCACAGCCAAATGTAGAGGCACACATTTCTATAGCCGTGCCTATATATTTAGGATCTGCAGGTTTCATATAATCTTTGCAATCAAGTAATGTATTGTTAAGTCTGTGTAAATTAAGCAATGCTTGTTTTTCTGTAGCTACATACTCATCTACTTTGTTGTTTTTTATCGCCAATAGCAAAGACATTATGTATTCGTTCACGGCGTTCTGCAGTACCTTCGGTGGTTTGAGTTGAATTGGATTGGAATTTCTTGGAACGCAATAGCCAAGATCGGAAAGCGTATTGCCAATCTGATTTAATTGTTCCACCTGCCCGATAATGGTTGACAAAGATTTTAAGTTCTTGCTCATAGTTATACCTTTCTCCAAATTCTTCTGTGATCCAACGCTTTGTATCGTAGCTTGGCTCAAAAGTTTTTGGGATTTGAGATTGATGTACATTGAGAATAAAGTTAAAGCCAAGCACAGTTATCCAATTAAAAAACATAGTGCTGCTTGGTTGCTTTTTACCACATTCCCAAAGCGATACTAACGAATCGGAAACACCTAGTTTTTCTGCAACTTCTTGCGAAGATAATCCTAGGTGTTGCCGTCTTTCTTGTAATTCTTTGACTGCAATTCTATACATATGGACTCATCAATATTTCACATTCGGAATATGATAAGTCATCTGCACAGCTTTGTCTAACTTCAAGAAACTTTGTATTCTTAAACCTTTTTGTTGAGAGCAAGAGTCTTGCATAATAAGGTTTGTGATTGTTATTTATTTTGAATTGTTTGTCAGTAGTATTTACCATTGTTTCCCAACGAACACGATTAATAAGCATTTCACTTGATAATTTTTTGTGTCCGTGATGTACCATATCAGATGCAAATTGTAGGTACAGTTCCCAGACTTTTGGGTTATCTAAATGAAAATCAATGAACTCGCAAGTGTTTGGCGACTTACCAAACTTTAAAGTCTTGCGATCAAATTTTAAGTCAACATTATATTTATCCATAATATACTCCTTTGTTTTAATGGATTATTGGTGGGCAGTAGTTAACGGAGACGAACCCTCTACTGCCCATAATGGTGGGCACTAGACGGAAATTGAAAAAAATCTAGTGCCCGTATCATTGCAAGGATAACAATTAAACCTTGCACATGATTCTATAAATATTTATTCCAATGCTCATTCCACATTTCTAATGTTATAGCATTGTATGTTTCGTCGTGCATATCACTTGCTTTGGCATTTGGAAATAGTGGTGATGATAATATGGTAGGTTTGAATGGTCGTACAGCGAATCTGAATTCTTGTAATGTTTCAGACTCGCCAAGTCTTGCTACGACTTCATCAAAGATTTGATCTTCTCGCATAATATATTCCTTTCGTACTATTATTATACTATTAATATTCTACTATGCAACTAATTCTTGCCATTGTTTAGAACCTAATGTTTTAGCTACTTCATCTTCTCTACGTTTACGAATAGCGTGTCCACGCTGTCCATCTGTATGAGTAGACCAGTATGTCATTGCATTGTATAACGCCCATTTAGTTCTACCTAATGAAAGACTCTCACGATCAAAATATTCAAGTAATTTTTCTGTTCTTGTTACATTGAATGGTATTGAATTAGATGAACGCTTGAATGTTTTGCATAATGTTTGCTCAAGAAATCTTTGAACTGAATGTGGATGCAACTTGATATGTGCCCATTGTGAATAGTCCATACCAGAATCCATAAAGAAATCAAGACCAGATTTTACACGATCCGTAATACTCTGAATGTTTACATTGGTTGTATGTTTGAATCGTAAAGTAGAAGCATTGACAGGTGTTGTACAGCCATTCATACACCATAGGCGTAAGCCATCACATATTGTAGCAAATGCCCACGATTGGTCATATGAATTGAAGAAGTTGATACGAAACTTTATGATATCATCTTTCTGTGGTTCAATGACAAGGTTCTCAAATGTAACAGATCCTCTCATTTTTGCACCACCTTCATATACTTTGATATCTGTTTTGTAGTCAAACATACCCGTTTTTTCAACGCCTTGCATAACTTTATCAACGACACTTTTGTGTGCTATTGGTTTGTATTTACTGCCGTGAATACCCAGAACCTGACCGGTATCTGTACGTACACACGCCCTAGCCATATCTGTAGGTACTTCATACAAATCTGGCACTCCATCTAACAATGGATCTTTAGGTAATGCACCGATTGGTAACATTTCAGTTGGAAAGTCATAGTCTTTTTTTATATCATCTAACATATTTACTCCTTTGTTTATGGTTAGATTAATGTTAAGCTAAAGTTCATACTTTTCCTTTCGTAGTAGATCAGCTAGCCCCTTAGCTTGTTCTTTAAGTATGGTTAGAGAAGTGGTGATGCGTGTCAAATTATCTTGCGATAACTCTTTCGCTTCACAATTATGCAAAGCCACTTCAATAGCACCCGTGCATTTTAATATAGTTCGCATCTCATACTCACACTTAATTAGGTATTGTAGAGCGTAAAGTTCAGAATTCAACTCCCACTCATACTGTTGTTCTAATGCTTCAATCGCCAATAGTTTTCACCCCCTTTTTAATCATTGCTTTTAGTTCTAATAGCCGTGCATAATTAAAACCACAATCATTTGTATCCATTTCTTTAGCACCAATGACATCTTCCCATTCGTTTATTAAGTCAGTAAGACAGTAAAAAAAATGTTTTTTATTATTGAATGCAGAATTTTTAGTCAGTTTTACTGATAGAGCCATTTGCAATCCTTTCTAGTTTATCTACAGCTTTAGCAATATCTTTCATATAACCTACATATTCATCTGAAATCATATTGTTTTCTATTTGCAATAGACATAACTTTGTTAAGAATTCCATTTCTTTATAGTATGTCATAGCCAAACCAAATTGATCGTGTGATATTGTATCATCTGCATATTTAGTTGAAATGACATCTTGATATTCATTTGACATTTCTCGGAATGTATTGATCCGATTGATTTCTTTGACGTGTTCTTCACGCACAATAGTTTCATAATGATGTTGGCGTGAATCTTCTTTTAGATATTTAGACATATTCTACTCCTTGTGTTTAAGTCTAATATAGCTATAGCTACATCTCGTTCTGTTAAAGATGTAGCTACAGTTTAAATGTTTTTGTTTTTGTCACCAACGGCATAACTAACCTGATCAACAGTAAGTATCACAGTCCGTCTACAAGGTACAAATTCCAAAAACCTTTTGCCAAGCATAGGATTCAAACCTATTTAGTCTTGACATAGTTGCACATTGCTAGTCAGTTTTATAGCAACTAGTCGGGCTATGCAACCATAGTGCAGGACAATATATGAGGAAGGA